AATCCAAAAATTGATGATAGTGCTAGAGCAAAACTATTCAAAAAAGCATTTGGATATTATGATAAAGGTGTGTATACTATGATGACCAATAGTTTTAAAAAACTATTTGAAACATACACCTTAACAGATGAACTAATAGAAGAATTTTTACTAGAATCTTCAGCAACACCAGCAGGTAATTTAGATGATGGTCCTTCCACATTCTACACAGATTATCCTACATATAAAAAAACATCTAAAGAGTGGTTAGATTCTATTCATAAAGATGCTGGTTGGCAAATTATTAATTATATATTAGATGAAGCAGCTAAAAATACCATAGAAAAAAATTATCATTCAGTTCCACTTACTTATTTAGATCATGGACAAGCAAATGGTTCAACTAAAGCTGTCTCTAAATATAAAACTTGGATAGAAAATGTTGTCAAACCATTAGGTTGGGAAATAATAAACTGGATGGGTACTGAATCTGCTATTGATAATATAATAGGTTCACTATTCGCAGCTGGCGCAGATGGTGATTCGTATGATATAGATTTATTTGAACAGGTAAATTCAAAAAATGTTTTAACACAAAAAAATAAAGGAAAGGAGCTACTGCTTATGGGTGGTGCATACGGACATTTAAGTCATCCGTTTGATAATAAAAATCTTACATTTTCAGATTTTAAGACACTAATTATTAATACGTTACAAGGTAATCTTAGTAGCGAAGGCGCTGTTACTGAAAAAACAGATGGACAGAATATTATGGTAAGTTGGAAGAATGATAAACTTATCGCAGCTCGTAACAAAGGACATATTAAAAACTTCGGTGCTAATGCATTAGATATTAATGGTATTAAAAGTATGTTCGCTGGTAGGGGTGATATTGAAAAAGCCTTTGTTTATGCTATAAGAGATTTACAGATAGCAGTTAGTAAATTAAGTAAAGCGCAAAAGGATAAAATATTTGATGAAGGTAAAAAGTTTATGTCTTTAGAAGTTATATACCCAAAGACAGTAAATGTAATACCATATGATAAAGCATTGTTACAATTTCACGGAACTATAGAATATAATTCCGCAGGTTCTCCGCAAGGAGAAGATAGAGGAAGTGCAAGAGTTTTGGCTGGTATGATAAAGCAAATCAACCAAAATGTACAGAAAGCATTTAAAATCACACAACCATTTGTAGCCACTTTACCAAAAGTAAAAGACTTCTCACAAAGACAAAGTTACTTTTTAGGTAAGTTAAACAAATTAAAAAAAGAATTTGATTTAAAAGATACAGACACATTATCAGATTATCATCAGGCATATTGGTATGAGTATATATTTAATGGTGGAAAACAAACAGACAATCCTAATGTAACAAATAATGTTATGGCTGGTCTTTTGAAGAGGTGGGCTTTTTTCGATAAGTCGTATAAGATTCCACAGATTAAAAAAGACTTAAAGGATTATCCAAAGTTTTTAGATTGGGTATTATCTACTGATAAAAACGATCATGCCAAACTACAGAAAAAGCACATAAGAGATTGGGAAGTTCTTTTCTTTGAATTAGGTGCTGAGGTATTAAGTAATATGAAAGATTTTATAGCAGCTAATCCTGATAAAGCTGTACAAAAAATAAAAGCAGATTTGACAAAAGTAATAGCTCAGGTAAAAAAAGCTAAAGATCCTTCTAAATTAGAAATGTTAAAAACTCAATTGGATAGATTAAATGCTTTGGGTGGTTTTAAAAAGATTATACCGAGTGAGGGTATTACTTTTGTGTTCAAAGGAAAAGTTTACAAATACACAGGAGCATTTGCGCCTGTTAATCAAATACTGGGTATGTTAAAGTTTACGAGGTAATTATGGGATATAGTAAAGAATCAGAAAGACAAAATAAAGCTTTAGGGGATTTATTAAAAGGTAGAGCTCCTGAAAAAAGAGTGATGGTCGGCTATAAAGGTAAAGAGAAAGAAAAAGGAGACATCATTCCAAAAATGACAGAATTGATGCAAGGTGTTAGAATGCCTTGGTTTTGTCCAGAATGTAAATGTGTTATGAAGCAGAAGTTGGATGATAAGATGTGGAAGCTATTTGGACACTGTTTTGAATGTCAGATTCAAATAGAAAACAAACTTCGTATTGAGGGTAAATATGAAGAGTGGGCTGAGAAAAAAATTAACAATAACAAAATAGCTTTCTTAAAAGATTCTATACAAAAAATAGAAGAATTTAGAAATCAAAAAGCTCCCCAATTCTATAATCAGGTTGGAGTAAATCATCCTGAATTAGAAAAAGAAAAATGGGATATTGATATGACACAAATAAATTCTATGGCTGATGAGGCTTTAAAAAATTACAAAGAAGCTTTAAACGAACTGGAGAAACAATAATGAAAATTTGGAAATTAATACTCGGATTTTTTGGCGTAGTTGGCGCACTCTTTGCTGCTAAGTCAGTTAAAAGTAAAGAGGTTGAAGAACTTAAAGAAGTTATAAAAGTAAACAAAAAAGAAGAGAAAAAAGTTGAAAAAGAAATAAAGGTAATGGAGGAAAACAAAAAATCTTCCAAAAAAGAGATAGGAAACCTTAAACGTAAATTAACTAATAGCAAAAAGAAAACTCAAAAAATGCAGGAAGCTTATGACAATGATGAAGTCGAATCAGCTGAAGATTTTTTAAGAAACTTTGCTAAGAAATAGGGAGAAACAAAATGTCAAATATGCACGACTCACCATCAGAATATTCTGATTTTCAAAAAAAAGGACATCCAGGAACATATATTTCTGCATCAGTAGTATCAGACGGAATGACTGCTTATACAGGATCAAATTATGGCGCAAGTGCTGTAATAGTAAAAACACATGGAAGCGCTGTATTTCATTTATCAGATGGTGGAACAATTCCAGCTGCAAATCTAACTGCAGGTGTAGTATATGATTTATCATTAAGTAAAATAACAGCTGCAAGTAGTGCTGTAATTTATGTTCTTAAAAAACACGGCTAGTATGAAATATTTTTTATCACTATTATTAATAGTTCCTTTACTTGGACAATCAATTCAAAAAGATGGAAAAGAAATAACTTCTTTTACAAAAGAACAAGCTTTAGAGATGATAAAGGCTCGTGATGCTCAATGGGAAGGTAAGTTGGCTAAAGCTGATTCTCTAATAGAGTCTCAGAAAGTTGTTATTTCTGATTGTGAAGAATTGGTTTCTGAATTAGAAGGACAATCTAATTTAGATACTTTAATATTATTGGCTAAACAAAAGCAAATTGATTTACTAAAAGCTCGAAATTTAGCTAATGAGAAAATGGCAGAGTTAGTTGAAATAAAATGGTATGAAAATCAATATCTTTGGTTGGGTATAGGATTTATCTTAGGAAAAATATAATGAAAGCAGGACAACTTAAAGAGGTAATCAAAAGCGAATATAAGAAATGCGCTAAAGATCCTATATACTTTTTAAAAAAGTATTGTGTTGTCCAGCATCCAATTAAAGGTAAAGTACCATTTCATCTTTGGGAATATCAAGAAGAATCATTGAGAACATTTGAACAACATAGATTTAATGTAATTCTTAAAGCACGCCAGTTAGGTTTATCTACATTATCAGCCGGATACTCCCTTTGGATGATGACATTTCATCAAGATAAAAATATATTGGTAATTGCTACTAAACAGGATACTGCTAAAAACTTAGTTACAAAAGTAAGAGTGATGCACGCTAACCTACCAAGTTGGTTAAAACAAAAATGTACGGAAGATAATAAACTATCTTTGAGGTATAGTAATGGTTCACAAGTAAAAGCTGTATCAAGCGGTGAGGATAGTGGTCGTTCTGAGGCTTTGTCTCTTTTGATATTAGATGAGGCTGCTTTTATTGATAAGATTGAACCAATATGGGCTGCTGCTTCACAGACACTATCTACTGGTGGACAATGTATTGCACTTTCTACACCAAATGGTATTGGTAATTGGTTTCATAAGACTTGGGTTGGTGCAGAAGAAGGTGAAAATGATTGGAACTTCATTAAACTTCATTGGAACTTACATCCCGAAAGAGATGATGAGTGGAGAGCTGAACAAGATAGACTATTAGGTCCTTCATTAGCTGCTCAAGAATGTGATTGTGACTTTCTAACCTCTGGACAAACTGTTATTGATGGTGTAATCTTAGAAGAGTACAGACAAATACACATTACAGAACCATTAGAGAAAAGAGGAATAGATAGTTGTCTTTGGATATGGCAACCAGCAAATTACACTAAAGATTATGTACTAAGTGCCGATGTTAGTAGAGGCGATGGTTCGGATTACTCTGCATTTCACGTTATGGATATAGAAACGATGGAACAGGTAGCAGAATACAAAGGTAAAATATCCACAAAAGATTTTGGAAACCTATGTGTAAACACAGCAACAGAATATAATAATGCTTTGTTGGTAGTTGAGAACAACAACATAGGTTGGGCTACACTACAACAATGTATTGATAGAGGTTATGAGAATTTATTTTACACAAGCAAAGATTTAAAGTATGTAGATACAGAACATCAGATGTCTAATAAATATAGAGTTTCTGATAGAAATATGGTGGCTGGATTTAGTATGACATCTAAAACTAGACCATTAGTTATTGCTAAATTAGAAGAATACTTTAGAGAAAAGTCAGTAATTGTCCGTTCAAATAGACTAATAGATGAGTTGTTTGTATTTATATATAACAACAACAAAGCCGAAGCGATGCAAGGATATAATGATGACTTAGTAATGAGTTTCGCTCTTACTCTTTGGGTAAGAGATACTGCATTAAGACTCAGAAATGAGGGAATAGAATTAACCAAAAGAACTTTAAGTGGAGCATCTTCACAGATGATGCCACATACACCAACCAATCAAAATAATTCTTGGGAAATGGAAACAGGACCCAACGGAGAAAAAGAATCGTTAGATTGGTTACTTAACTAAGAGGCACAAAAATGGCAGAACAAGACTTATTTTCAAGACTAAAACGACTGTTTTCAACAAACACAATTGTTAGAAATATAGGCGGCAGGAAATTAAAAATTGTTGATACAGGACAATTACAATCTAATATCCAAACAAACTTAGTAGATAGATATACTAAGTTGTATTCTAATATGCAACAATTGGGTTATAATGATCAATTGTATGCACAGCAACTTAGATTAGGTTTATTTAGAGATTATGAAACAATGGATTCAGATCCTATTATTGCTTCTGCTTTAGATATTTACTCAGATGAATCTACAATGAAAAATGAATATGGTAAAGTATTAGATATTAAAACCGACAATGACCAAATTTACGATATACTACATAATTTATTTTATGATATAATAAACATAGAATTTAATTTATGGCCTTGGATTCGTAATATGAATAAGTATGGTGATTTCTTTTTACAATTAGAGGTTGCTGATAAATATGGTATTACAAATGTAACACCAATGTCTGCTTATGATGTCGCAAGAATGGAAGGACACGATCCTGATAATCCACAAAATGTACAATTTATGCTAACTCCACAAGGAGATGCTGGCAGACATAGTGGAAAAAAGCAAGACTCAAAAACATTTGAGAACTACGAAGTAGCTCACTTCAGACTTCTATCAGATTCTAATTATGTTCCTTATGGTAGGTCACAATTAGAGGGTGGAAGAAAGGTTTGGAAACAATTAACTCTTATGGAAGATGCTATGTTAATTCATAGAATTATGAGAGCTCCTGAAAAAAGAGTATTTAAGTTAGACATTGGAAATATACCACCTGCTGAAGTTGATAATTATATGCAACAAGTAGTTAATAAGATGAAGAAGGCTCCTGTCATTGATGAAAAGACAGGTGACTATAACCTTAGATACAATATACAGAACTTAACAGAGGATTTCTTCTTACCAGTCCGTGGTGGAGATAGTGGAACATCAATTGATAGTTTGCCTGGATTAAGTTATGATGCAGTAGAAGATATAGAATATTTAAAAAATAAAATGTTGGCATCTTTAAGAGTTCCAAAGGCTTTCTTAGGATATGAAGAGGGATTAGGTTCTAAAGCTACATTGGCTGCTGAGGATGTTCGATTTGCTAGAACGATTGAAAGAATACAAAGAATAGTTGTTAGTGAATTAACAAAGATTGCTGTTGTTCATCTATACTCACAAGGGTTTAGAGACCAAGAGCTTGTAAACTTTGATTTAGGTTTGACAAATCCATCTACAATCTACGAACAGGAAAAGATTGAGTTGTGGAATAACAAAACATCATTAGCTGAATCAATGTTAAGAGATGGTTTAGTATCTTCGGAGTGGATTTACAAAAATATATTTGGATTTACTAAAGAACAGATTGAAGAAAATGATGAACAGATTATTTACGATTATAAAAATAAGTTCAGGCGTTCACAAATAGAAGCAGAGGGTAATGATCCTGCTAAAAGCGGTGAGTCACAAGGAACACCATCTGATATGGCGGCAGGTAGAACTGGTCATGAGTTAGATAATAATGGTGGTTCGGAAGAAGGTGGTCAGCCAGGAGCTGGTCGTCCTAAAGAAGCTGATAAATATAGCAAAGATAGTGGTGCAAGAGGAAGAGATCCGTTAGGAGCGCATGATAAAAAGATGGCTTATGGTGGAACTGCTAGTAAACACTATGAAAATCTATTCAAACATTTAGGTTCAGATGCAAAAACTTTACTTTCAGAGGCTAGTGATTTAGAAACTGAATATAAATCAGAAGTATCTTCCCTTAATACTAAGAAAAATTAAGTAATCATATATTTATATATGAAGAATTATATAAACGATTGGAGTATAATATGAGTTCAAAGACAAAACACTCAAAAATCCGTAACACCGGAATATTATTTGAGTTATTAACTAGACAAATTACAGTCGATGTGTTGAATAACGATAAGAAGGGTTCGGCGGCTAAAATATTAAAAGAGTTTTTTAATAAAAACACTCAGTTAGGTAAAGAGTACGAATTATATAGAGTATTAACTGTTGAGAATTACAAATCAGAAACTAAAGCCAATCATTTAGTAGATGCTGTTATAAAAGCTCGTATTAAATTAAATGAAAGTTCTTTAAAAAGAGAAAAGTATAACTTAATTAAAGAAGTTCGTTCAAACTATGATATAAGTGATTTCTTTATGGCTAGAATACCTAACTATAAAGTAAATGCTTCTATCTTCAAGCTATTTTCTACAAAAGACACCTTAAAACCTCAAGCAGAAACAGAAAGTCGTTTTACTATTATAGAAAACATAACAAGA